ATTCTTTCACGGGAATACTTAGTCTTAATTGCTTCATAGTCAAACTGTGTAGTCGTAGCAGTTACATCGTTAACTGTAGTTGTAAGTGTTAAACCAGATAGAGTAGCAACTACATTGATTACAATAGTAGGCTCATTGACAGTGCCTGTAGCTGTAGCCTGTGCTGGTACTACTGTTACACCTACACCCTCAATAATAGAGACATCATTGACTGTAGTTGTAGTTGTTACATTATCAGGTAATACAAGAGCATCAGCAGTAATAGTTACATCATTTACTGTAGAGCTTGCAGTTACGCCTGTGACACCAAATACTGCACCTACACCTTCAGTGATACTTACTGTGCCAATGCTTGATGTAGCTGTAACACCTGTGGTAAGTTCTGCTGTAGCACCACCAGTAGCTGTTACATCATTTACTGTGGTAGTAGCAGTAACACCACCGATAGACACGGCGACAATATTACGTACAGTAATACCATCACCGTTGACTGTAGTTGTTGCTGTAACGTTATCCGTAGTAAGATTACAATCAGCAGTTACAACAACTGAATTAACGGTAGTATTCGCAGTGATGCTTGTAAGAGTTACATTTACTGCACCCGATCCTGGGTCACTAAACGCTGCCTCTGAATAAGCCGTTAATCCATACATATGTTACAAAGCCTTATGCTGCTTCTTCTGTAGTACCTGCTTCTAGTGATTGTTTTAGCATATTCATAAATGCATCACGTCCTACAGATAGTTGATCTAAGTTGAACCGTGCAGAGCCAATCTTTTGATCTAACGAAGTAATATGATTAATCATAACTTTTTGTTCGTCAGTCAGTTGATCTTCTGTGTATTCTTTGTCGTCGATAGTAATAACATTAGCCGTTTTTTCTTTAGCCATTGTTTTTTCTCCTTGGTTAGGTTGGTTGTGTGGGCCAATCATCTGGCGCAAGATCGGGCCAGTTTTCGTGACTTGATATATCACGAAGTGCCTGACGGTAAGCGACCCACTCTGCTTTCTTTTCGTCAGACATTGTTACATCAGGTTGATTAATCCAATCACTTTCAAAAAGTAATTGATTGCGCATATTTCTATCACGCCTCGCCGCATGAACCCCTATAGGTTCATTTTGCGCCTCGTTAGCCGCTAATTGTGCTAAATCCTCGTCTGTCAATTGCCTTAATGGAATATAGGTTTCCTGAACTTCAATGACCGCATCAGGATTGTTTGGGTCTATTTGCTTTTGAATTGTCCGTGTTTCAACAGGCGTTCTAAAATCTAATGCTTCCATTATTAAACTCCGTTCAAAACTTGATATTTTGACACATACGCAGAGGATGTACTACTAAAATAAAATCGCAAAGCGTCAAAGTCCTCATTGGTTTCATTATAATTGTTTTGAAAAGTCATATACTCGCTGACGCAATAAGTGTTATACATGTAATTTACTTGGAGCTTTATAGATGGCATATTAATGTCATCTGAATCAGGCCCGTGAGTAAAGTTTAAAAGACACATAATACCTTTCATAGAAGTAAAGCTAGATGTTACTGGATAAGTTGAATTCCAACTGCTAGTCCCTGTTGAATAGTTTCTAGTCAATGTACTAGCGTAAGTATACCATCCAGAATATGCTAAGTTCCTCACCGTTCCAGACGAGTTTATTCGTTGCATGTAAAAATAAGTACTAGTAGTGGGTATAGCTTTAATCGTCCAAGTTGTGTTGTATTGTGGGGGTTGGTAATACCCTTGACCTACAATAGGTATGTCAAAGTAATTCACTGCTGAATTAGAATAGGAATAAGTTTCACCGTAAGTGTAACTAAGTGGCATTTGATACTCCTAATTTATCTTGCAAAGCATTGATCTGAGATTGCTGTTCTTTTAGTGCCTCTATTAACAGACCAATTAAGCCATTATAGTTTACTGTTTTATGACCACTTTCATCTGTGTTTTCATCGTCAGGTAATTCAAGGTAATTGACTAAGTGGGGCATTACTTCTTCAATCTCTTGAGCAATAACACCAGCGTCCCTTCTTCCTGTTTTTTTCCAAGTAAAGTCATATCCGTTTATTTGTGAAAGTTTATCTAAAGGACTTTCAATTTTTGAGACACTTTCTTTTAATTTTATATCTGAACCAAGCGCTACGGGTACAGCAAAACCTACACCCCCAAAAGCACTCGCTGACATGTAGCTATCAAACGTGTTATTAACGGCATCAAAGATATACTTAAGTTGCGTATATACAGGTTTGCCAGAAAATGAAGACGAGGCCCAGTGACGAGTTTGATGAACTGGGTAAGTTGTATAATTATTCATATACAAACGTTCCCAGAGAGTGCCTAAAGAGGCTTTCGTAGTGTCATAGTAGGCGTCACCGCCAGAAGCAGAACCGTTAAACGACCATAAAATGTCAGAACCACTTTCGACATTTACCTCGCCGTCACTGGTTGTTCTCAACCTAATGTCAGAGGTAGAACCAGTCGTTTGGATATTAATTGTAGATGATGATGTTATTCCACTCGCCGCTGGAAGGTTTGTCAGGTTGCTGCCATCGCCGTGGAATGATGTAGCGTGTACTTCTCCAGTGTTAGTAGTGCGAAGTATCCAACTACCAGATGTGTTTAGAAAACCAATCTGGTTACTACTATCATTGTATACATAGTTTCTATCAGTGCCGTTTGTGTTAAATCTAATAGCCGAATAACTACTACTACCTGATTGCAGACGCATACTGGCACTATCTACAGGGTATATATGCCACCCTGCGCCAGTACCAGTATTCCAATAAAGACCGCTGCCGTTAGAAGGGCCGAAGTTTACCCAAGTGCTGGCATCGTAGTATGAACTGTCTTGTTTGTTCAGTGTTTGTAAAACAGTATCTGCCAAGAAGTTTGGAGTAACATAACGAACATAGTCATCATATGAAGCGTAAATTTTATTTATGCTTCCAGACGTTGTTACACCAGACGTTGTGTTAATCCAGCCAAGCTGTAGGTATCCATTGCCATCACGAACAGGCACAGTAGCTGGTGCGTTACGTGTAGTGCTTAATTGGTATCCGTCCAACAGGTCAGCATCTAGGCCAGAACCAGAGCCATCGTTGCCAGCGTGCCAGACCTTATTTCCACCCACCTCAAGTTGTCCAGCCGCATTATCCCATTCAAACTTTAATGATCCATCAACATACCATTTATAGTGGTCATCAGAGTTAAACCACATGGTGCTGCCTTCTATACCCAAAGCATAATCTCTGCCTGAACCAGTAGGATATAGTATTAGTCTTGCGCCAGTAGAAGCGTCTGTTGGGGTGGGGGCTTGTACATTGCCAGTACCAAAGGATATCTTTGTAGCAGTATCAGCCACATCACTACGCAAGAAGCTGCTTGCCTGAATGCCATCAACAGTATCTGCATCTAAGCCAGAACCAGAACCATCGTTGCCAGCGTGCCAAACTGTGTTGCCACTAATCTTTACACCATTTACACCATTAGTTGCAGTCAGAGTTAGATTGCCACTGGAGCCGACTATATATCCCTGATTTGCCCAAGACGCATCTGTGAAATTAATCGTGTTATATATGTCCATATCATAATAAACACGCAAGGCTTTTGAGGAACTCAATGTAGAGTTTATTACAATCGGGTTAGTAGTTTGTTTTGCGATACTGTGAGTATATGCTGCGCCAGAGAGGTAGAGGTCTTGCCAACGATAAGATGCACCACCAATATCAAGCGTATCATCTATTATTGCACCGTTTCTTAATGGGAGAATACCATTTGTATTAAACTGAATACCAGAGTGATCAGTTGGCCCTTGCATATATACATCACCACTGACAACCCCAATACTCCCCACAGTGGTGTTGTCTTTGCGGAACTCTGCAATGTCCCCATCAGATGTTGTGCGATTTAAAATCAAAGGAGCATCACTTGCACGGGTAACTGCAAGATAGTCACTCGCACCGCTAAATCTTAAACCAGTATTGGCAATACTTGTGCTTGTAGTCCCCACCAGCAAGTTACCGCTGCTGTCGATGCGCATGCGTTCTGTGGCTGATGTGCTAAAGTGCATATCGTTACCAGTAACACCAATACGCATAGCCGTGTCTGAAGTTGTTGTGTTATCAGCAAGCGTAATATACACATCAGCATCGCCACTTTCAAAAGTACCTACAACATTAGTTGTTGCGTGATACGCATGGATACTTGCACTAGGCGAAGTCGTCCCAATCCCCAAACTCTCAGCACTCGCATCCCAGAAGAACTTTGCCGTGGTGCCTGTGTCCTCGTAGAAGCTGATGTCGCCTTCTTTAATCCTAAGAGATTTTACGCCTCCAGAAGTGAAGTCAATGTTACTTGACGCATCAACAGAAAACCCATTACCTGCGTTTACCCCGATATTATCTCCAATACCCACAGTCAGCCCATCGCTGGTCAAAGTACCCGTGATGTCTACGCCTGTGCTGGTGGTTTCTAACTTTGTGCTGTTATTGTGATAGAGACGCACATAAGAGCCAGAGACACCACGAAAATAATTAGCCCCAGAAGTGTCCTCAAGAACAATGTCAGTTGCGCCTTGAATTAAAAGGTTTCCAGTGCCATTATCTTTGATGAAGCTATTGCTACCATCGTGGTAAATCTGTAGGTCAGACCCTGCGCCGAAGATGGCTTTGTCGTTGTCGCCGAAGGTAGCATCACCTGCAAGTACAAGACCATCAGCCTGTACATTACCTGTTACATCAATACCGTAAGACTGTGTAGTAAATTTAGTAGAGTTGTTATGGTTTAGTGTTACAGAACCTGTGTCATCAAAAGATGCCATAGTAGCTGTACCTGCAGCATTACGAATAGATAAGTCTGCGGAGTCAATATAAAGATTACCTGTACCTGACTCTACAACATAAGAGTCTGTACCATCACTATAAACATCTAGTGTAGTACCAAAGGAAGCTTTATCATTAGTGCCAAACGTAATGTCTGCAGTAGTGGTCATACCTGCAAAGGTAGGGCTATCACTTGTACCTACAGCTTGACCAATAGCAATATCGTTAGCGTTAACTGTAACACCTGTACCTGCACCTACAGCAAATGTTGTACCTGTAAGTGTAAGTCCATCACCTGCAGTAAATACAGCAGTGGCTGCAACCTGAGTAAACGTAATGCCTGTAGTACCAAAGGTAATAGTACCTTCAGTGTTCATTACGTATAGTTCACCTGCACCTGCAGCACCTTCAAGCACAAAGAATGCATCACCCTGACCAAGGCTATCGGGGTCAGAGGGAGCATAACTATCTGCGTCTGTAGCACGTGTCAGTACCCAGTTAGTACTTGCAGAGCCTGTGTCTGTTACAGTGTAAACACCGTTTTCAAAAGCATTAGTTTGTTCATAGATAAGTACACGATCATTTAGGCTTAGTGTAACACCATCAATGCTCAATGCAGCTTGTGTACTATTGTTAGTAAGTGTAGCACCTACACCTGCAGTACCATTATCGTAAGTAGCACTAAGGTTACCCTCTTGCTCTACTCGTACAGGATCGTGATAATGCAAACCTGCTGCAGCAATAGTGTCTACATACTCTTTAGTAGCTGCGTGTAATGCAGAGGTAGGGTCTTGGTTAAGTGTAAGATCACCTGATCCATCAAAAAACACAGACTTACCTGCAGGTTGTGTGATAAACACATCTGCTTCTGAAGTAAGGCTAACTGCACTACCTGAGTTAGAACTTGCTAATATTGTTGTTCGAGCTAGCGTAGTACCAGTAGCAGTAAAAGTACCTAAGCCTACTTCCCACTCACCTGTGCTAGTCTCAGAGATAGCATAGTAAGTTGTGTCTCCGTCAGACAATGCTGCAGAGAAAGACTGAAAACCATCAACTGCACCAGCAAGAGTAATCGTGCCTGTGCCTGTTGTGGTAGTAGTCTCTTTTACTCTATCTTTAACTACAAGAGCCATACTAAACCTTTAAATATTAAGAAATAACGATAATAGCGTCTGTTGGTGTCGCTGGATCAGGGAACTCAATTACAAAGTCACCATTGGTAGATGTTTTATCTCCATTAAAGTCAATTACCGCAATAGCTTTACCTGATTGCGTATCGTTATAAATGATGCACCCTGCTGCTGTAATACTTGAAGATGCCCAAGTGACATTAGCAAAGTCTACATATGCTATATTTTCTGTATCGTCTACAGTTACTGAAACAGATGTCAGATCTTTACCTGTACTATCATAGCCAGTACCAGATGCTTCATCATTATTACCAGTTACATTAGAATAATTCTCTGTGTCTGCATTATAGGTTCCAGACATAGTGGTGTTTGACTTAATAAGTGCAACTTTAAGTGTGTCAGAGGTAAGATTGTGTATACCTTGCAGTATCTCACCTTTAAAGCTGTTGCACAATTCTGTTGTGATAGCCATTTGTATATCCTTTAGATAAGCTTAGAGGGGCCATTAAATAACAGCCCCTCAGAGTATTTTAATTATGCAAGTGTGTCACGGTCAACTTCTGCAGCCGCACGAGTTGCCTCGTTAACGTCTGCAACAATTGCCCATACACGAGCAGTTACTGTTGCTGCTGGTGAAGCACCTGCAGTACCTGTCACATCAATTGTGTCTTCTGATGCAACGATACCCTGTGTTTGAGTACCGAATGCGAAGTCACCTGCAGAACCACTGTCTACGGCTGTAGCAGCCATAAATGTAGTTGTACCATCTGTAACTGTAACATCGTAATCTGCTGAGTCCATTGCATCAATCAACTCAACACCTGCTGCTAGAACAAGTGTACCTGCTCCAACAGTCGGACCTGTCACTGTACCAGTTGTAGTTGGAAGTTCAACTTCCTTTTCAACCATGTAAGCTTTTGACAACAAAGAAGTAGATTTACCCATTGTTCAATCCTCCCTTACGCCAAGTTATATGCTGCAGTAACGATTGCTTCTGGGCGAAGAATCTTGCGACCGTATAGGTGCATACCACGAACAATGTCTGCAAATGAGTCAGGGTCACGATATGTTTCAGTTTTGTTGATCTGCTCTGCAGTTGCAACGGCTGAATCATGTCCTGCCACAATAACACCAAAGTTAGTTGCGTTTGAGCCACCAACAGTTGATGAACCTGTACCTAGTGAAGGTAGGTTGTTTGAAGTGTAAACACGGAAACCGTGTAGGTTGTTTACTGCCAAGCCATTTTGTAGACCTGAACCACCCCAATCAGCTTGCAATAGACGTGAATCTTCGTCTTTCAAGACTTCCATGAATACTGGGTCCACAACGATCCAACGACCTTGTGTATCAACATTCTGTTGGTCCATCAAACGTGACATACGTGCAAGAATTTGCAGTGGGAATGCGTTACCTGCAGTTGCAGATTTCGCAGCAGTAGCACCACCTGCACGAGGCTCAATACCAATAGATTGGTTAGCTGTACCTGCAGTTCCTGATGTGTTTGTAAAGTCAGATGCGTCTAGTGACATAGAAGCCAATAGTTCAGCACCAACTAGGTTAGCACCATCAGAAGCTGTGTCGATAGCTTTTGTGCCATTCACAGTTGTGTTTACTGTATCTGCATTTGCATGAAGTGCAGACTGTGAGAAACCAGATAGATAGCCAAGAACTTCTTGGTCCATTTGGTCAGCCAAACGATATGCAGCACGATCAGATGCCAAGCTTTGGAAATTGACGTGGCTGTGCGCCTCTTCAATATCATCGACTTTAAATGCAAAATAGTTTGCTTTGTCGATTGTCAATGAGAAATCCTCATCGTCCAAATCTTGTGGTGTGATCTGTGTACCACGGTCGTATTGTTTCACGGTGATCTCAGGTTCTTTAATGATTTTTACTGAATCACCCATGTTTGCAATCTCACCGAAATAATCGGAGTTTGTGATTGCTTCAACAACAGATGCCTTGCGGAATGCAAGTTGCACCTGTTTGGAATAGATTACTGGACTAAAATTACCATTGGGTAAATTGCCGTAACCCGATGCTGATGGAAATGCCATAACATTATCTCCTTAAAAGCATAAACAGATGCTAAACACACAGAGTACTATATAGGAGGCTAGACATCGTAGGGTGCGTAAAGTATAACACTTGGCCTTTGTGTTACATCTACGGGCCATGAATTACTAGGTAAGTCCGTAAGGTCTGTTGTTTGCGTGGGGAATATACATTAGTGTGGGTATCCATAATGGGGCCACACTAACATATGATACATATAGTTATATCATAAATAACTTATATGTCAATACTTTTTACCTAGCAGAACCAGATAAATCGTAAATAAAGTTGCCTGTACGAATAGCTTCCATAATTGCATCTGAATTACGTTCGTATTCTTGTGCAGACATTTTCTGTACCTCTGATTCTTTGATAGCCATTCCCAAACTATCAGACTGAGGTTTACTACGTGCGTTCCGTGTATCTACAGAACGTGCAGCATCTTTTGATGAAACAGACCGTTTAGTTTTTATACCACGATCTGCTTTATACAAATCAATTGCTCGTGCAGCAGAACGTGCATCTGCATCGTTTTCATAAAGAGCATCTTGTACCCACTTAGGTTGTTCTTCTGCCCAATTATGAAAATCGTCACTGTCACGAATGTCGCCAAAGTCAGGATGCAGTCGCATTAATTCT